CAACTGAGAATGCTGTCATTCTAATTAATGATGTTTTCCAGGAACCAGGATTAACAAACAACTACACACTGTCAGAAGCAACTGGTATTACTTCAATAACTTTTGTTGGATCCGCTACTTCTGTCCCATATGATGTAAATACTTCGTCTTTCCCTCGTGGAGGTCTGATTGTTTCTGTTGGATCTACGGAAGGGTTTGGTTATCAACCTCTAGTTTCTGCTGGAGGAACTGCCATTGTTTCATCTGCTGGTACTATTCAGTCTGTCAGCATTGGTAATAGTGGATCGGGTTATAGAGCAGGAATTTACACTTCTGGTGGAATAAGTCAAGTTGTGGTTAGAGTTGGAGTTGCAACATCATCAACAGGAACTCCAAATATTCACTTTATTGGAACTGCTGCGGTAAGCAATGGAAATATCGTGAGTATTGCTATTACTAATCCTGGATTTGGATATACATCATCAAATCCACCTCAGGTTATTATTGATGCCCCACTATCATACTCGGATATTCCTCTAATTTATAGTTCTAGTTCAGTTTCTGGTCTTGGAACAGAAGCAACTATAGACATAGTTGTTGGTCAAGGATCAAGTGTGATTGATTTTGAAGTTAAAAATCTTGGATATGGATATGGACAAGGAGAAATTTTAACAGTTCCTGTTGGGAACATTGTAGGAATTCCAACATTATCTACCTTCTCAGAATTCCAAATTTCTATCCAGAAAACTTTCAATGATAAATTTAATGGATGGTCTATTGGAGAACTTCAAGTATTTGACCAAATAGAGTCCTTATTTGATGGCGAAAGATTGACATTCCCACTAAAATATCAAGGCAACCTAGTTTCTATTGTTGCTGCAGATGGATCACCAATCAATGTTCAAGATACTTTATTGGTCTTTGTCAATGATATTTTACAAATTCCAGGAAAAGGATATGTTTTTGATGGTGGAAGTTCTATAGATTTTACCGAACCACCAAAAATTGACGATACTTGTAAGATTATTTTCTATAGGGGAAGTGGATCAATAGATGTTGCAGAAAGAGACATTTTAGAAACTGTAAAAATTGGTGATGAATTAACGATTACTTATGACTCTGCTTTGGGTCAGACTTCTATTCTACAAGAAAATCCAAGAACAGTAACCTCTATTGAATCTACTGACTTTGTTCTTACAAGCCCATACTTTGGCCCAGGAAATACTGATGATTCTACTTTGGAAAGACCAGTTTCATGGTGCAGACAAACTGAGGATAAAATTATTAATGAGAAAGAAGTTGGAAAGGATAGAATGTTGTATGAAGCTTCCATATATCCATCAGCATACTTAATTCAACCTGTCGGAATTGGTTCCACTGTGCTTTATGTTGATAATTTAAGACCATTCTTTAATGTTCAAACCGAAAATAATACAAGTCTTTCTTTCCAAAATCAAGTAACTATTGTTTCGCAAGATTCAATAGTTGCCGCAGCTGCAACTGCAATTGTATCTGTATCCGGAACAATTACTTCAGTTTCAATAACTTCACCTGGATCTGGATATATTAATGCACCAAGCGTAACATTTAAAAATCCAGTAGGTCTTGGAACAACTCAAAGAGCATCTGGAATTGCAACCATATCATCTGGTATTGTTACTGGAGTTACTATTACATATGGTGGAATTGGATATACTTCAACAAATCCACCAAAGGTTCTTATAGAATCTCCATCAATAATTTCAGAAACTAATTTAGTTAATAGTTATGTTGGGGATTCTGGTGTAATAGTTGGATTTGGATTAACTACAATTTCTTCCATTGATAAAGTTATATTTGATTTGCATGTTCCTTTTGATTCATATCTCAGAAATTCTTCTTTAGTTGGATCAGCAGTTACTTTGAGTTCATTAAATACTGGAGATTATTTCATAGTTTATAATTCAAATGTTGGAGTTGGTAGTACTTCATTAGTTTCCAAAGACATCAGCAATTCCACTATCGGAATAGCAACACAATTCTATGATTGCGTGTACCAAGTGGATACTGTAACTGATGTTCAAACTAGTATTGTTGGTGTAGGAACAACTATAGTGAGAAGAGTACATGCTAGAGTAAGTGGATTCTCAACCTCCACTGGAATAACAACAGCGAATTATTTTGGAAACTTTAGTTGGGGTAAAATTGACATAAAATATAGAACAGAAAATAATCAATTTTCTTTCTATGGTAATAATGGAATTTCTGGTATTACTACTTCTGGAATTGTAAATAGAACTTCTCCATTAAAATACAACAACTATATCGCATAAAGACCTGCTGGAAATGTTTTCAAAACTTTCTATAAATAGATAAAAAACTCTGTAAAATGGCAGCAATTATAACTGATCAGATTAGAATATTAAATGCGAAAAATTTTGTTGCAGGAGTAACCACTTCAGTAAACTCTTACTACTCTTTTGTTGGATTACCAAACCCATCTGAAATACAAACAGATTGGGACAATAATCCACCAGCACCAAAAGATAGTTTTGATGAAGAGAATGGTTATTGGGATACTATGATTGCTTTAAAGAAGATCAATTCTTCTGATGCAAGGCAGGTGGTTAGAAAGAGAGTTTGGTCTTCTGGAACCACTTATGATATATATCGCCATGATTATAGTAGGTCAAATACAGCTAAAGTTTCTGGTGCAACAAATTTATATGCATCTTCATACTATGTTTTAAATAGTGACTATAGAGTTTATATTTGTCTTCAGAATGGAACAGATCCAGACAATCCAAACGGAAGACCTTCACTAGATGAACCAACTTTTACTGATCTAGAGCCAAGATCTGCAGGATCTTCAGGTGATGGATATATTTGGAAATATCTCTATACTATTAAACCAAGTGAGATTGTAAAGTTTGAATCTACCGATTTTATGCCAGTTCCTTCAAATTGGGAAACGGATGCTGAAAACTTTGCGGTTAGGGACAATGCCGTTGATGGATCTATAAAAATTGTTACGGTTACAAATAGAGGTGTTGGATTAGGAACTGCAAATAGAACATACACTAGAGTTCCTATCAAAGGTGATGGTTTTGGAGCAGAATGTACGATTGTAATTAATAATGATCAAAAGGTAGACTCTATAGTAGTCTCAAGTCAAGGATCTGGTTATACTTATGGTAATGTAGATTTAGTTGCTGGGGGAGTTCCTCTTGGATCATCTAGACCAACTTTTGATGTCATTATCACCCCTAAAGGTGGACATGGATATGACATTTACAGAGAACTTGGTGCTTACAATGTTCTTCTTTATTCTAGAATTGAAAATGATGTTGAAAACCCAGATTTTATAACAGGAAACCAAATTGCTAGAGTTGGGATTGTAGAAAATCCTTTAGCATCATCAGGACAAACTTTAAATCTGGACAAAGCAAGCGCCACTAATGCACTCAGACTAACTGGAATTGGATTTAGTTCTGCAATTTTTAGTGCAGATTCGGTAATTACTCAAACAGTTGGAACAGGCGTAACTGCCGTAGGAAGAGTCATTAGTTATGATCAAACCACCGGAGTTTTAAAGTATTGGCAAGATAGAACTCTTGCTGGATTTAACACTGTTGGCACTGCACAGACAAATCCAACATACGGATTTGATCTTACAGAATTTACTAGTGTTCCAACAGGAACTGGTAGTCTAGTTGTTTCTGGTGGAAGTGTAAATCTTTCAATTAGCACTTCCTTTACTGGTGTATCTACTGTAATAAATAATAGAACCTACTACCTTGGACAAAGTTTTACGAATGGTTTAGCGGGTCCTGAAGTGAAAAAGTATTCGGGAAACATAATTTATGTTGACAATAGACCATCAATAACAAGGTCTTCAAATCAAAAAGAAGATATTAAAGTCATTTTGCAGTTCTAAAGAATTATGCCACAAGAAACTAATTTAAATGTATCCCCATACTTTGACGATTTTGATGCAAATAATGACTATTATAAGGTACTTTTTAAGCCTGGATATCCAGTACAAGCAAGAGAACTGACTACACTACAATCTATTCTTCAGAATCAGATTGAGAAGTTTGGGCAGCATTTCTTCAAAGAGGGAACAAAAGTAATTCCTGGGAATATTTCATTTAATTCTTTCTTTTACGCAGTTCAACTTGACAACAATTATCAAGGTGTTCCTGTAGATGCTTACGCTAGTCAGTTAGTTGGTAGAAAAATTACAGGTCAAACTTCTGGCGTAACTGCAGTTGTTGAAAAGGTCTTATTGTCTACAGAATCAGAAAGACAATCAACAACATTATATGTAAACTATTTAAGTTCAAATACACAAAATAATTC